GCTTAGAACATACTGATCGCCAGAAATGTTATTAAAATAAACCCAGCATTCGATGGTAAAAGCACTTGTACCAAAATCAAACACCGCATTATCTGGCGCGGTCAAATAATCCCCGCTCCCATCAAAGTACCCGCTGCCGCCGTTTGTTGACGCGCTCCATGCCGATGTTGGTTGGAAGGGTGAGAAGGCTTCTACCGAAGGGGTTCCGGTGGGCGTAAGTGTTATGTTGTTGCCGCTGTTGTCAACGAACCTATTTGATTGAAACCCGAGGAACCCGACAGTGCCGGATGAAACGGTCGTTGTGAGCGGTGCAGTCGGAGGGGTAAAGCTTGCCGTGTAAAGCGCACCGCCTTTGGTTAAGCGAACATTGGACAAGTAGCCGGTAAATAAATCGCCTCCCGGCGGATAACGGCCAAACTGAATACCGTTAGTGCCATTCAAATTTGAAGAATCGCTGGCAGAAGTGATTAACGCGCCATTCAAAAAAGTTCGCAGCGTGCTGCCAGAGCGAGTCACAGCCATATGAACCCATTTGTTAGCCCAGTCACTTGCTCCGCTTGCAATTGTGTATTCAGTACCGGCAGTGGTGTTGCCAAGCACCTGAGCCTTACAGGTGTCGCCTGTAGAACGGAAAATAACCAAACCAAGGCCTGAGCTTGGGTAGTCGGACCCGATTGCCATGAGTCGCGTGCCACTTGACGTTGAAGGCTGGGGCCAATAAACCCAAAACTCAACCGTGAAATCTCCAGTGCCAAAAACATACGATGAGTTGTTAGCAGCAACGATGTAAGAACCCGTTGCATTTGACAAATAATTACTCCACCCCGTCTGGCTGAATGGGCTGAAGGTGCCTTGGGTCGTATCGCCGTTGCGGGTGATTGAAAAGTTATTGGAGCTTGAGTCAAGGAACGTATTGTTCTGTGCGCCGTTGGTGCCGTTGCCGTGCAGCAAGAGCGTGGTGTTCTCAAAGTACGGATCAATCGCAGGCCAGAGGTTTTGCTGCTTTAACGATTGATACTGGCTCATGCTGAAGATGCCATTGCCAGCACCGCCCTGTGCAGGGTTGGGTAGCGTCGTAAGTGGGAAAGGATTCTGGGTGCTGACCGTTGCGCTGTTGACCGTGATTGTGTAGTTATTGGTCGATCCATCCCTAAAAGTGGCAAAAGCACAGGTTAAAAGGGCTGTGCTAGTAATGGCTTGCAATGCGCCATTTGGGGGCGTGAAAACAGCCGTGCCGTTAGTGGTGGATGATGTTTGATAAGGCGTTGGGATTGCACCAAGCACAGTCCGCACGTTTGAGAGATAGCCTGTGTACGGTCTGCTGCCATCTGAGCCGATGTACTGGGTGGTTACTGACGCAAAGCTTATTGTGTTTGTGCCATTAGCTTGCAATATTCCATTAAGGAACAGCCTGAACGTATTGCCGCTTCTAGTCACGGCAAGATGATTCCAACCGCCACTCAACGCGGTTTGTGAGATGGTGTAGGTGATGACATTTGAAACATTGAAGATACCAACAGCCAAAAGACCGCTTGCAACATCGTAATAAATTTGAAAGCCGTTGGTCGTCGGGTTGGATATAAGCTGAGGATATGACCCGGACTGCGTTTGCCAGCTAAACCACATCTCAACGCAAAAATCTTGTGTTCCTGTGGGTAATACAGTGTTGCTTGATGAAATGCTTAATGAAGACGAGCCGTTGAAATACCCTGAGTACCCGCCCGGAGGGTTGTAGATCAGTCCACCAATATACCTTTGAGTCATTCTTGGTTCCTTATTGGTTTGGCATCCGAGCTATCGGTGGCGTGAAAGTAGAGATGTAACGGGCCACGCCTTTAGTGATACGAAGGTCATCGATGTAGCCATTTAATGGAGCGGCGTTATCAAAGCCGGACGCAATGGAAATCCTGCCGGGGCAAGTCATTGTTGTTGAGTAGGTAGCCGTTGCAGACTGCACACCATTCATATAGATAGCAAGGGTACTACCTGATCTGGCTAAAACAACATGCGTCCAAGTGCTTGCACTTAATGCGGACCCTGCCGTTATTCGGTCAGCATTGCTTGTAAAAAGAGCCAGCTTGCTGGAAGAGTTGATATAAAAAGCCCATCCAGAATCTGTTCCTGATGACCTAGTATCGATTAACACAATGTTACCGGCTACCGAATTAGGATAAACCCACATCTCAACCGTAAAGTCACCCGTGTTAAACGACAACAGGTCCGTTGTTCTTCCTACCAGATAATCTCCGCTGCCATCAAACGCCATCGACCCCGTGCCGTACTTCACCACGCTGGTGCTGACTTGAGCATTTCCGACCGTTTCCAGATCGTTCATCTGGGCGTTGTCAAAGATCCCTGCGTTGGTGAAGGAGCAGAGCAGACTGGTGTTTGTGATGGCTGTGAGGGGCGCAGTGGGAGGCGTGAATCCTGTGGTGTAAACGGCTGTGCCTTTAACAACGCGAAGATCAGAAATATAGCCAGTGAGATAATTTGCGCTAGAAGACGTGACGGTTGTAGATGCGCCAATTTGACGATTGGCATCAGAAAGATTGGCACTGCTGCTATACGTACCCGCAGAAACGCCATTTTTGTAAAGTGTCCATGTGCTGCCGCTACGAGCCACGGCAAGATGTGTCCAAGCATTCAAGGGCATTGCCGTAGAGATTACAGATGTACCTCCTGTGTAAACTACAAAATTTGTACTAATTGTCCCAAAGAAAAATCCAGCGGAACTTGCGTCCGAACCTCGGCTATCGTAAACACACTGAGTTCCAGAAGCGGGTTGATATACCCATGCCTCTACCGTGAAATCCCCAGTACCAAAGTTAAACGCTGAATTGCTTGCCGGAAGAAGATAATCCCCACTCCCATCAAAGTACCCACTCCCACCCAATACGCTTGCACTCCATGTGGTTGCACCGGGGAAAGGCTGGAAGGCTTGGACGGATGGGGAGCCGCTGACCGTGATGGCAAAAGCGTTGGACGAGTTGTCAACAAACCTGTTGGATTGGCAGGTGAGTAGGGAGGTGTTGGTGATGGCGGTGAGTGGGCCAGTGGGTACTGTTATTGTTGCCCCTGAATACACCTGAGACCCGCGAACTACTCTCACATTGGAAATGTATCCCGTGACCCACCATTGATACGGATTTGGAACAGTTGGGTCAGTGCGTCCGATTGTTATCCGTGGCGTTGCGTTAGGCGGCGTGTACCCAGAAACCGAAGTGGCATTCAGATCCCGCACGCCATTAACGTATGTTGTTAAGGTTTTAGATGTCCCATTAAAAACCCAAGCAATATGGTTCCAAGCATTTCTTGTCGTTGCAGTAGTTCCTGCTACTGAAGTTGGAGTGCCACTAGCAGAATATTCAAAACTTAAAAATCCTGAAGAATTGACGGCGAAGTCGCAATTGTGTTGTGTACTCCAAGAATCAGAACCGCCGCCACTATTGAAAAGTATTTGCTGATAGGTTGATGCCGACAGGAATATCCAAGCTTCTACTGTCCAATCAGCGTTGTTCGCTAGAGTTAAGTTGGAAGATGTACCTGTAATTAAATAAGCATCAGTGCCGTTGAAGTAATTCGACCAATACCCGTTTTGCTGGTACGGCGTGAACGCTCCTTGGGTCGTATTACCGTTTCTCGTGATCGTAAAATTGTTGCTTGAGGAGTCTAGGAACGTGTTGTTTTGCGCTCCGTTGGTCCCGTCCCCGTGAAGTAGCAGGGTGGTGTTGCGCCAATACTGATCCCGCTGCCAGACGTTTTGTGAGGCATAAGGAATGGTCTGGGATTGCGTCCAGACACCCGAAGGGTAGGCAGCATTGACCGGGGAGGTGGCAATCAAGCCACCGGGATAGCGCATTGCCATGCCGCGCTCCTTAAGTGATCGCCTCAAACGTCGCTGTGTAGGTCAGGGCTGAAGCTGTCCCCGAAGTCACACCGACTGATTGGTTCTCCGTCACATAAAAGGAGGTGGTCTTGTCAGTCACAATCAGCGTGGTATTGGCCGGTACGCTAATTTGATAGGCCATGTAAGACACCACCGTCGCTGATCCGAACGTCGCGTTGTTGCCAATCGCCACCGTTGCAGTCGCTGCGCTTGAGGTCGTGTTACTTACTACGATGGAAGTCACTCGGTTAACGGTATTTGCCGCCGGGGTTAGCCCCGTCAGTGATGTGGTTCCGTTGTATGTCCATGACGTTGTCGCCGTGGTGCCAGACGGAATCACATACGCGGTATTACCGTAGATCGATGTGACGTTGACAATATTTGGATTTGCCATGATCTATTCCTTAGAACCCGAAAATCATCGCCATAGCGATTGCTTTGCCAGTGGAAATACCTGAAGACGTTTGGAAGGTGGGTAATGCTCCAGCACCGTTTGATGTCAGCACCTGCCCCGCAGTTCCCGGTCCTGCTGAAGCCTGAAAGTTACCCGTTGCTGTGGTTCCCGTAAACACCACGCTATAAGCCGTTGTGGTGGTAAGACCCGTACCACCGCCTGCCACACCCAACGTGCCAAAACTCAATGTGCCTGAGCCGTCCGTTCTAATGGACTGCCCTGCTGAGCCATCAGCCGTGGGGTATAGCAAGTTTGCCGGGTTGTTCATCAGCTTGATAACCGTGCCCGAATTGTTCTTGGCAAACAGGATCATCCCGCCATCGTTGTAGTTGATGGCAAGCTCGCCGGCATTTAAGTTGCCAGCCGAGGGTGCGGTCGTGGATGCCGTGTTAGTCCGGTACAGTTGTATCGGCGTGAAATTGGTTGCTGGCATTAGAAAGTACCTCCGTCAATCGTTGCCCATTCGGGGGCTGAAGCGCCGGCTCTCAGGACATAACCTCGTGTGCCCAATGCCAGGGTGGATGTCGTTGATGCGCCTGTTTGATATACCAGGGAGCCTGCAGCACCGCCAGCAACATTGGTTGCCGTTGTGGCCGAGCCAGCACTGCCGCTGATGTTAATGGACCAGGTACCTGAAGCGCCAGTGCCATCAGCTTTAGGTGCGCCGACGGTACTGTAGTCAATCGTGCGCGCTACCGAGCCATTAAACGTCGTGCCAGGCGAAGCGCCACCTGTGTTGGTAAAGGTTACCGAGTTGGTTACAGAGCCTGCAGTTGTGGCCGTACCCACCGTAATCGTTGCCGGGTCAGTCCACTGGGGCGCTGTACCCGATGACGTCATGATGCGCGTGGATGCGCCAATACCGAGCTTTGACAGCGTCGTGGTGCCCGAGGCGTAAAGGATGTCGCCTGCTGTGTAGCTCGTGATGTTCGTGCCACCCGAAGCTACTGGTACCGTGTTGAGCGAGATAACCGTGCCGGTGACTTGGATCGGTGATGAGCCGGTATAAACCTGGGACGTGCTGAACTCAGCAAAGGTAATGGCCGTGGTACCAAAGACAATCGTGCCTGCTGTCGTGCAGACATACGATGTGCCCTTGTTTACCGTGCCATTCTGAACGAAGAAGTAATCGTTCTCACTTAAGTCATTTGTGCCCGTGCCATAGCTGTCAGCATCAGTTGCACGCGTAAGGACCGTGCCGCCCGTAGCCCAGGTGTAAATACCGTTATGGGCTTGGTTTGATTCGTTCTTAACAAGGATGCGATCGCCATTAACAAGGCTGTAACCATCAAGCGTTGTCAGGGCCACGCCAAGCGTTAGCGTTGCGCCAACACCCAAGGTGCCGTTGTTATACGTTACAGAGCCACCTGTTTGCGCGGCCAAGGATTGCGTCGTTGCAGCCTGAACGGGTTGATGGTAAATCAGGCCGGTTGATGCCAGGCCATCAACGTACTGCTTCGTGGCCAGTTGATAGGCGGTTGTGGGATCTTGTGTAACGGTTACCGATGTCAGTCCTGCCAGGGTGAGACTTGTAGCACCCAAGGCAATGGACGTTGATCCAATGGTGACTGACGTGTTGGTCAGCGAAATGGTCCTGGCAGCCGAGCCGTCATACGTTGTGCCCGAGTCAAGCTGCAAGCCTGTGCCAACCGTCAGCGCATTCGGGTTGGCCGCAGTAATCGTGCCTGAAGCACCCAGGGCTACTGTCACGCCGTTGTAAGTTACCGAGCTATTCGTAAGGCTGGCATTGCTGATGTTGGTGAGCGTATTGCTCGCACCGCTGATGGTTTTGTTGGTCAGCGTTTGTGCATCGGTCAACGTGGCAACAACCGTGTTGTCGATCGCAATGGTGCCTGTCGAGGTGATTGTGCCGCCTGTGAGGCCCGTGCCTGCAGTGATTGACGTAACACCCGTGCCGGTTGTAATCGCGCCCCAGGCGCTGTTTGCATAGCCTTCAAATGTGCCTGTTTGCGAGTTGTAGCGCAAGGTTCCGTTTGTTGGTGAGCCAGGGCGATCACCCGTAGCACCTGATGGCAATACGATGCCTTCAAGCCCTGGCACAACTGGATTATCAGCAAGTCCCACCGTGGGGTCTGAGCCGTTGCCCGTACCATTGGCCACATCAATTTCGTTGGCCGTGCCTTGTAAGGTCACAATGCCGATGCTGTTGCCACTTGTGCGGGTTAGCAAACCAACGCCAGAGGACTGCGCCAGGTTCAGCACAATGCCTGAAAGCGAGATTGTCGGGTTGGCTGCAATACCGTCGCCGTCAGCAACGCTAATACCTGCCGTTCCAGACGCGATAGAGCGGCCTATGAGCGTTGTTGCGCTGGTCTTGACCTGAATACCCGTCCCAGCGGCTACGAGGCTTGCAGCGGCCCCTGAGAGGCTTAGAACGAGGGTTAAGCCAGCGCCGTTATCAGTAAGCGTTAAGCCGTTGCCTGATGTTGTCAGTTGACGTGACTGGCTCAGTGAGCCTTCACTGGTTGCCGTGACAAAGCTGTAGTTGGTGACTGGCGTTGCAGCAATATCTGCCACCGTCGTTTTGACCGTGCCACCGCCTTGCACGATGGGCACAAGCTCCGTGCCAGTCAGTGCTTGCGCGGTAGGTAGCTGGGTGATGGTTTGATTGGCCATTATGGTGACACCGCTATTCCATCAAGGTTCCCATTGTTCTCAGGCGTCTGGGTGTTGCCTTCCGTCGAGACAATGACATTTTGCTGATCCGTTGTCACCAGATTATCCTGGATTGCGGCCACCGATACATCAGGCCTTGGAAAGCGCAGGTTGATGCGCTCCGTTTGCCGGGCTGGCAGGCGATACGGATCTTTCTCGTCTCTGCAATTTTCTTCACACACCATCAGCCCTGGGAAGTTAATGTCAGGTCCCAGCGTGGCGTGAGGGCGCTTCATGCGGCAACGATCGCAAATACCAATTGCGATGTCACTGTAGCCCTCCGTGTCAAGAAACATTGGCATTATTTCGTGTACACCGAGATGTTGGGGGCAAAGTAGATCGGGCTGCGATCGCGCTCTTCAGCCTCAGCCAGTGCCAGGTACTTGCCAGCCTGGTCCTCGAGGTATTTGATGCGCTCCATGGGCACTTGAGGCAATTCCATGCTCAATTGGTGCGCCAACATGCCGATCGTGGCCAGATACCACCGCTGCGGGATCTGTAATTCATCGGTCAGATCGCCCACATCCATGATTTGCTTGGAATACCAGACGGTCATTTGCACATACCACTCATTGGGGACCGGCCAGAGGTAAATTTCAGGCTGCGGAACCGTCCGATTGAACCAAAATTGGTAGGGCTGATTGGCCGTGAAGTTTTTGTTGGGCAAATTGGTGTAATCATCACGATTAAGCCTTGCCATTTGGATTTCACGCGAGTTATTGCCCACATAAAACTCACGCAAGGCTAGTGTCGTGCCGCCAGAGGCCCTTACTCGGTAGTATTGGACGCTCTGACCGGGGTCAATGTCATACCAGGCCCATTTTTTGTCGGTTACAACCACTGATCCGATGTTGTACAGGGTGTTCCAGGTAATAGCATCGGTCGAATACTCGAGGGTGAGAGTCCATGTGGCACTTCCACCACCAGAAACATAGGGGAGCAGGCCGATTGACCCAGCATAAATCGGGTTGCTGGTGCCAAAATTGATCGCAATATTGCCATTCGTGCTTGTTTGCAGGCAGTAAGTGTCAACATCATCATCCCCTGCATAAGCTGAATTGCCACCAGCGCTGCTCGAATAGCTGCCAGCAGGCCGTGTCATGGTCCGGTAGAGCACATTCAAGGCGTCATTGGCGCCCACTGGCAGGGTGTAAATGTACTTTTCTGGTGTGAGGCCGATGACTTCCTTCTTCACAGCCCAGTATTGGATGCCGATGTTGATCAGGTTGGTCAGCGTGAAGCCTAGCGACTCGCGCGCGGTCAGCAATTGCTCGCTGGTTAGCTCTTCAGCAAGTTTGCCACAGCGTCTTGCCGCGTGGTCAATCAGCGTCTGGACATTAAAAACCTGACCGTAGGTATCAGAATAGGACATCTCACCACCCTGGGCAATTCCAGCGCTTCATTGAAGCCCTGGCTCGAGATCCACGCTCAGACTTGCGAGCCACTGGACCCATGCGTGCGCAAAATGAATCACGCCTTGGACCTCCTTGGGGCTGTGGAGCCTTCAGGTTTGATCCTGTTTCTCGGTTGTACTTCGCTCTACCCTTGGCGGTAAGACCCGCGCCTTGATCTGCCGGAAGCTTTTCACCACGGCCAATCGCAAGGCTCGGACCGCCGTCTTTAAGCTGTTCAGGAAGCTTTGCATACGATTTCCCCTTCACGTTGGACTGCGTGTACTCAGCAGCCACATCAGGTCGAATGCCAACCTTCTTGGCAAACTTTGGATTGTTCTCGGCTGCTTTCATAAGCCGGAACTGAGCCTTGGACTTGGCAGGCATTTAAGCTACCTGCCCCATGGTAACAATCAACGAAGGGATGGCCGGGTACGCAGGCGTCACACTTGATGGTAGTGCCTCAAGCGTTACATCTGTTGATTCAGGCAGCCAAAACAACTGCACATAGTTAGTGGCGTTCAAATCTAAGTAAAAGTTCCAGGCGGCCACCGCAAAACCAAAGATGCCTGCATTCTTACGCGCTGGCACCGTAACTTGCGTCGATGAGTTGGCAAGATCTGAACCGTTGACCTTCAACCAAATCGTGACAATGTGCTGCTCGTTAGCGACATTCTTGAACTGGGCGCTGAACTGAAAGTTATAAATACCGTCATTGGGCACCGTAAAACGGCTATTGCTAACCAGGGTAATGCCATCGGCAATATCCGTAGTGTTGCAAGTCATGGCCGTGCCAGCGGTGGTGCTTCCCGTCTGATCTAGGGTGCTGCTAAAGCCGCCATAAGCTGCGCCAAAAGCTCTCAAAGAGCTAATGGTTGATCGCACATTCGCGCCACTTTGCACTAACGGCACAAGCTCTGCGCCCGTCAGCGTTGCGGCTGCTGGCATTGCGCTAATTTTCTGGTCGGCCATTATGATTGCTCCAAAACAATTTTGCTGCTGTCTTCTTGCAGCACATACCCTGGCGTTGTCTCATCCAGGATATAAAACGTGGTTGGCGGAATAGTGCCGTAAGTATCAACTACACCATCATCGCCAACATCAAGGCCGTAGTCAGTGCCTCCGATGACATTTTGGGCACCAACGCCTAATGCAAAGCCATCCGAGGTATTGGCTTGGTTGGCAACGCTTGAGTAGCCAACAGGTGCCATCAAATACCTGCTTGAACGAGCTTAAGCGTTGCAGTGCCAGAGCCTGAGTTGACTAGCAGCTTGATGGCCGTCACCGGAAATGCATAGTTGCCATCAGCAGCGGCCACTTCGCCAGCCACCGTGGGATGACTAAACCAGTTGGAAATGGTGCCTGCAGGGTCGTCAAATGAGTGCTGGACGGTGTAATCAACCGTGCCTGATACCGTGACACCAAAGCCCACATTGAATGGGCTGATGTTGGTATTCATGACCACGGTGCTACTTGAGCCTGTACCAGTCTTGGATACGGTCACTACCTTCATGATTGTCCTTCAATGTGATGCAGGGGCCGAAGCCCCCGCAATCTAGCACGCGCCGCCTGCTTTGCGCCTTGCTTGGGGTGGTGTTACTGTGACCGATTCTTTGGTCTCAGTGACTGATCCCTTACCGCGGATCTTGTCCATTAACTTGCCACCAAGCTCTTTGACCATGCTTACGGGATTCAAGGCATCCTCAAGCTCACGCTTGGCTTTCGCCGCGGTGGCCTCGGGATCAGCAACAGGTTTGGATACGTCCACTTTACCGCCCGTGTCGTATTTGACCTTGCCGCCCTTCTTGAACGTGCCCGATTGAATGGTGTTAGCTACAGGCTTGGATACTGGGTGCTTGGGGTAGGCTACGGGTTTGCCTGAATCAACAAGCCCCCCCGTAGCGTAGTGCTTTTTTAAGGCACCACCTTTCTTGAAGCCGCCAGCATTGCCCTTCTTGACTTCGCCTGTGGTGGTATTGCTTACACCAGGCTTGGACGTTGAGACATTACCCTCAACGCCGCCACCCTTGGCATAAGCAGAGCCGCCACGCTTGTAGCCACCAGGCTTGCCCATGGACACTTCACCCGTCTTTTTAGGCGTGTGATGCTCACCTTCAGCCGTGTCCATCTTGGTTTTGTCATAGCCCTTGGCGCCCTTCTCGGATGCTGCTACTTTGATGATGCCGCCATCTTTGTAGCCACCCTGGCCCATTACCACACCGCCGGTTGCAAGGCCTTTGTGGGCCTTCGATGCTGGCATGGAAGCGTGCTTTTTAAGCTTAGCCTCAGTGCCTGCCATCTTCTTCATTTCGGCTGCGTGCTCGGCCTTGGACTCGCCACCTTCCTTCATCATGGGGCGCGCCATCTTGCGACGCATGGCCAATGATGGACGTGCAGGTGCGCGGCCAGGTAACGTACCCTGACCCATCTGCATGCGGCTTGGAGCCGGGCCTTCAGCAAGCCCAGCCATCACGCCGCCGTTCATCATCTTGTGGCCATCCGACTTGCCACCATGCTTCATGGAAACATGACCGCCTTTTTTGAGCTTCAGCACAACTGAAGGCTCAGTGGTCATCATTTTGACCATCGGCTTGAATTGGCCCATGATTACCGCTCCTTGGCTACATAAACGTAGTCCACCGTCATGGTTCTTGCCACGGCGTTACCGTTTTGAAGTGCAAACGATACCGTCAAGTCCTCATCATCCACCAAATTTGTGGTTGCTGAGGTGGCAACATAAGTGCCATTCACAAAAGCTTGAATGGACGAGTTGCCATCGTAGTAAAAGCCAAGGCGGATGTAGGTGTCATCTGCCAGCGTACCAACAGATGTCGTGGTCGCGGTGCCATTTTTCTCTACAAGCAAACTGATCGTTGTTGACCCGTCACTCTTTAAGAAAAACACGCCATCACTAACATCAAGCGGGGTAGCGTCAGTAATTTGAAGGCCCATAACAACGTCAGACTCTGTTGCATTGCTGACCTTGAAGCGACCCTCAAAAAACAGTTTCTTGCCCGAAGCAAAACGGTACGATTCACCAACCTTTTGAAGTGCTACCAGGTCGTTGTCTGCAGCCGTGTTGGTCAACAGCAATAAGCCACCATCGCCATCAGTAAGCGCTTGGGTTGCGCCTGCTTGCGTCTCTGTAACGGTCCAATTAGCGGCGTTGTAATAATCAAAGTCTTCAAAGTAGGTGTGGAAGTTCGTAGCTGCTGGCTGCCCTAATTCGGCAAACAGCGACTGCTCACCCACATTGGTGACCCCATTAGGAAACCGAGTCGTAGTCATGCTTTAACTCCTATAAGACGGGGGCCGAAGCCCCCTGGTTTCCTTAGACGCCGGGCGTACCGTACATGGCACGGGGATCAGTGAAGCCAACGTCATAACGCTCAGTTGCCTTGTAGCGCATGGTGTCGGTTTCAAAGTCACCTTCCATGGTCTTCTCAAGGCCGCGGCGCATCATGAGCTTCATGCCCTCGGGCGCATCGGTCTGGACCCACCATGCAGTGCTCGAGGTCAAACGTGACAGGACCGCAGCGCCTTCATCGAGCAAGCCGATGGATTTGACTGGGTTGATGTCATTGTTTGCCTGGCCGGCACGCAAGACGGACTTCAGCAGGACCTCAGCCTGGAAGATGTTGCCAGGAGCAACGACAAGCTGTCGTGGCACGAGACGGATCTTCTTGCCGTTGTTGTCCACTGCCTGACGGATCTGAATGAGCATTTGCTCAAGCGAGGTCTGGCTGAGAACAGCAGCATTGGTCAGCAGGTTGCTGAAAGTGCCATTCACGATGGGGTGCGAAGCACTGTTAAGTGCCACGCCGTCGCCACCAGCATACTGACCGCCAGTAAAGGCGTTGTTCAGCACGTTGGCGCACAGGGTTTCCTTGGTTTCAACCAGGGACTGTGCCAAGTGACGGGCATAGACCGAGCCGATGCGGATGTGATCGCCATCCTCAACAAGCACTTTGGTCAGTGCGAAGGCCAGGCCATACACACTGTAAACATAGCGCTTGAGGAAGAGTACGCCGCCCTGCTGGTAAGTGACTGGGCTGCCGTCAGGAAGCAACGGTGCCAAGCCAAAACCGTAGAGCACAGGCTCTTCGTGGTAGTTACGGGGAATGCCTTGTTGCTCGCGGAAAACACGCGACCACTCGTCGGCACGCTGATCATAGACTCCGTCAAAACACTCGTTGAGGATTGGCTCAACAATCGAACGAAAGTCTGTACTGCGCATTGGGGCTGCCATGATCTAGCCCTCCTTTAAGCGATGGTCACGGGGTATGCAACCGCCGCACCTTCGTAAATACCAGCGTACTGGAACTCAGCGATTTGGACACGAACGATCGTGTACGCATCGCCCCATGCGTTGCCCGGATACGGTGCCAGGTCGATAACGCGCAAAGTCTTGGTTGCGTTAGCGCTCGCAGCAGTCGTGCCCATCGTGGCTTGAGATAGACCCACCAGCGTCGGATCACCCGTGGTCGGGTTGTACGGGTTGGTGATGTCAAACTCTTGGCCAAGCGCGGTTTGCGCAATCGAACCTTCAGCCTGAATCTCATAAACCACTTGAGGATCAGTCCAAATGTAAGCGATCAGCGAACCAGTCTGATAGGCGGTACCAGAGGGCCAGCAGTTAGAAACGCGGCGGCGGCCAGTCGTGTCAGTCCACTCGACGCCATCAAAGACGCCATAAATGGGATCGCCACTTGCAGCACGAACCACATAGCCGGTTGTTGGATCAAGTTTTACAGCCTGACCCTTGAGAATGTTTTGAGCGTAGGTGCTCTGAATGACATTCGCAAGGCCCTGTGCGCGGTCAAGACCGCTGGGGTGGTAGGCAGGCCGCAAACCAAAGGGTGCTAAGGTTGCAGACATTTTAGAACTCCAGGTTAACCCTCGAATACCGGGGGTCGGTTAACGGATGATTTTGCAACATTGCCAAAACCTTCGCCTTCCGTTTTCAGGAGCCTATGCCCTGAACTATCAACACCCTGCTGAAGCTCTTCCATACGCTCCATGATCGCTTGAGTTGCTTCCATTGGTTTTTGGTAATGGAAGTGCGTCATGACGCGTTGATAGAGATCCATTGGGATCTTGAACAGCAACATCTCGTTACACGCGATGTGACCCACATGCTCGCCAGCTTTTACGCGATAGTTCTCATACCCAGGTAGCTCATCTGCAAGCACAGGCGTGTACCCAAGTCGAATACGCTTATCAATGGTGTCGTAGCTGTTTGTGGTGGAAAGCCAGCAAAGATGGAACCCAGGAATGTCTGGGACCTTTGGCAAGGCGCTTTGTGTCCACTCGTCACTCCACATTTGGTCAATGTCCTGTGTACTAGCGAACTGGTCCTCTGCTGGAAGGCGCGAGTGATCTTCGCTTGCGCGAGTATGACGGCCACCTGCAGTGATCGATTTTTTGAGTCGAGATTCCATGGCTTACCCTTTCAGTCTCTGTTGTGCTTGTGCTGCGTAACGCTTGATCATGCTGAGTCGTTTCTTGGGGTCGTCCCAAAACCCAGCATCTTTCATTGCTTTCACCTGGTCAGGCTCAAGCTGAAAGGATTGACGCCCACCTGCGGACGCTGCGTTCTCACGGCCAGAACTAGTCACTGGACTCCTCGGTTTTCGCCTAGAGGAACTTTCCTCATAGTCATCATTGTATCGGTGTGGGATGTACTTCCGCAAGCGGTTATCCATCTCCTGCCAATAGTCTGATGTTCCTGGGTCCCAACCCTCAGCATGCAATTGCTCATCGACCTGTTTAGCGATCTTGCTATCCAGGTCTTTGCGCTCAGGGTCGAACCACGAATTGCGCTCCATCCATGCCGCGATCTGGCGTTGCACACCAGCGTCAGGGATGTTTGCTTTTTGCTGCGGCTGAACGGCTCGTTGCTTGAAGTTTTTCAAGGACTCAAGCTTTTGGCGCTCATCAAGCAGCATCTCATTGGCTTGGGCTGCAGCTTCACCATCTTGGGCTTGCACTGCCTCGGCCAGTTTCATCTTGGCATAGCGGACGCGTAGCTCGCCATCTTGCATGGCCTTGTCAATCTGGGCCAGGTCATTAGCGTGCGTGCGGTGCTCGATGACTGAGAGGCGCTCTTCCAACTCTTGATTGCGGCGCTGCAACAATGCCAGGCGCTCATCCTTCTCAGCCTGGGTCTTGCGGACTAAATCCTTCTTCGCACGCCGACGCTCGCGCCGGGCAGCCCGTAAGGAATCGAGTTCGTCATCGCTAGGGGGATCATCATCGCCAGGAACATCATCGCCTTCAGCTTTGTTCTCGGGCGGCGTGTCGTCCGACTGCGCAATTTGAATCGAGTCAGGAAGGTCAACGGTGACCGAGCCGTCCGCTTGCTCTTTGATCGTAACTTGATCTTCATTTTCGGTACTCATAGGAATGCCCTCGTGTCGAGCGGATTACCCGTGATTTTTGCGATGACTTCATGGTCGTTGATGATCATGAAAAGCGCTGGATCTTCGTTTTGATCCTCACCGGGTACTTTGACTTCCCAGCGATCGCCGCCCCACTTGGGTACGCGGATGTAATCACCCACCACGCACCAAGAGCCTTCCGGCCAGGGTTTCATGGTGTCACGATGGCAAAACGCGAGCGGTCCAATCTCAATGACCCTGGCCACTTGCGTGTTCCACTTCTCCGTCTCTTTGGTCTCTTCGACCAGCACAATACCGCCCTTGGTGGTTTTCTTCTTGGACCGACGGATCTGTACCATCACACGGCCACCAAGAGGTTTTGCACCAGGATCTACGCTCGGAAATGCCCAAGCCATCTCAGCGTCGTTAGACGCTACTGGTTCATTCATATTCATCTTCATCTCTCAAAATTGAATCAATCATCTGGAGCGTTTGTTCAAACGCCAGATACATCCCGACCGTGCGCTGATACGTTTCCCAATTCGCAGCATTGCCTGCTGCCAAGGACTGGCTTATTTCAGCCTGGCGTATCTTGATGTCACGGACCAGGTCCGCTATGGGGTTCACTTTTTCTTAGCCGGCAGTGCGCCTCCTTTGGTCTTGGGTTGTTGGGTTTGGCCTTTGGATTGCAGGCTGGTGCCGTCAAGGTTTGCACCCATCGCAATGCGCTTGTGATAGGGCACGGCTTCTTGGTCTTTCAGGTTGTTACTGGATGGTTGGGCCACGATTAGCTCCTAAGTTGCGTTGTGCTTCGTTTTGAAGCCGGATAGCAGTCTCGTACTGCTCTGCCTGCAATTGCTCATCCTTCTGGGTGAGTTGTGCAGTTGCTATGCGCTCCTTGGTGAGGTTGTTTGTAGCGTTAAGCGCCACATCCAACTGATCACGCTCGGCTGCGCGTTGTTGATCGCCTTGCAGTCGTGCCATGTCAATCTGGCCACGTTGCTGCATGTCGGCACCTTTGAGTTGCATCTCAGCCTGATCGCGCTGTGCGCGGCGCTGGGTTTCTGCCAGGCTGGTTTCCTTGAGCACTTGCGCTTCAGGCGGCAGTTGCGGCTGAGGCGTAAGTTGCTGCATGGCTTGCATGAGTTGCTGCAGCTTGGGCACCATTTGCTGGAAGGCTGCGTTGGTGTCTTGCATGACATGTTGCGATGCAATAGCAAAGGTCTTGTCGATTTCCGAGGTCAGCATCTTGTTCTCGTAATCGCTCTCTGCCATGGGCTTGCCACGGGCCTTGTTCACATAGCCATTCATGCGACCTAAGTACCATAAGACCATGTGCTGCTTGATGTGCTCGAGCACCCGCGGCAGGTAGAACGATGCCATGATGGGATTGCCACCAAAAGCAGGGTTAAGCGCGAAGTCCAGGTGCGTTTGGATGTGCGATAACTGGTCCTGGTGCGGGTAAGCGTAGGCATTCTGGCCCAGTGCCATGGCCACATTCTCATCAGATGCTGGGCGCTCCTCGGGAACCGGGGTGCCCTTGAGCAATTCATTGATGCCAGGGATCTTTAGCTGCTTGAGCAGGCGCTCTTCAACCGCACGGCGGTCATACAAGTCGGGTGACTTGTCCGATCGTGCCAAAACCGCCTGAATCTGCGCCATGCGCTGAGTTTCAGAGAAGATATTGGGGTCTGAGACGGGCACCACATCACCCATGCGCTCAAAATCGCCGGGTTGGACCTCCAGATCGACCACATCCTCACCGCGGCGCATGTCTTCGATGTACCAGCGGTTAAGGCGCTGCAAAATCTTCAGCACGCGGCCCTGTGACTTGTGCAATCGAGCGTGAATGGCCGAAAACACGGCGGCACCCTGCTCAATCAACGCCTGCGTGGTGCCCACAGGGGCCTGGGAATTGATGTCAGCGATCTTTTCCTCGGCGGTGGTCACTACACCCTTGGCAGCCTTGTCTAAGAAGCCCAAAAGCTCGAATAACACGGGGCTTGGGGGGTTAAACGGCATGGGCATCGCAATCTTGCGGATGTCATCCACGCCTGGCGCAGCTTCAATCTCGACCACCTGCGTCACATCGGCCTGCACTGACTGGCCTGAGACCTTGGCGCCCTTGAGTTTGAGCGTGGCAGGGGCGTTATTGATGTGCGCTGAGTCTAAAAGCGCCCGTAAGGCCCCTGTAAGTGCTGCTGCCAGGCCACCAATGAGGTGGGGCATGCCAATAGCGTAGGCACCGCGCCATGGGATAAATTTGTACTCGACCACCCAGTCGAGTTTTTCCATGGTTTCATCACCTTCTTCCCAGTTGCGGTACAAACCGACCACTTCACGGTCGATTTCATCCACCATCAGGATGTAAGGTGCCATCTCACCCTTGGAATAAGTGTCATCTTCAAGCTCGAGGTAGGTGTAAATGTGAAAAACACGGCGCATACCGTCGATGTTTTCCTCTGCTTTACGCCCTTCGATCTTGTTGTTGGCTTTTTCTGGCCTGGTTGGCTCAGGTTCCAGGGTTACACGGGTCAAACTGATGTCACGGTACAAGCCTGAGT